CCGAACTTTCACTTCTCATTCCAACTGGAACAGCAATGCTTGTTAAACTTCCTCCCGGAAGTATTAAGTCTACATCATTATCAATGTCTAAGTCGGATGTTGCGAAGTTAAAATAAATATCAGCTGCCGCATAAACAAGAAGCTGATGAGTAGATGATGCCAAATCCATATGTAATGTATTGGTTAATGTTGGCGCGCCTATTGCCGCCGCTGTGATTGATGCACCTGCAGCACCACCTAATCCACCTGATGATGCATCTGCAACTGAATAGTTACCAGCTGCTGTCGTGTTTAAAGCTTCGTGACTTCTAAATGCTTGAAGGTCTGCCATGTTGTTCTCCTTTTAATTGTTACGATTGCCTTGCGAGGCGAGATGTCTCCTTATGCAATCTCTAATTGTTTTAAACTGTTCTTTAATTTACTATAAATTTATTTCATAAAATAAGTTATTTTACAGCATATGTATTTGATGTGTAACTAATGCCTGTTTTTATTTTATTACTTTTGTCATCTCCAACTTTTTTCCAAAATTCTCTCATATAATATTCTTTTAATTCAACATTGCCACTTAAATCCGCAAGCTGACCTTTTATGTAATCTATTACTGCCAAAGATAACATTCTACTTAAATTAACATGAGAAACTTCAGTAGGAGATGCTACTTCTAATGGTATTTGATTAATGCTAATTTTTGCACCTGCCGTTTCAGCCGTAAATGTAGATGCTGCAAATACAAGAGTATTACTTCCTCCTCCTGCTATAGATGTGTAATCACCATCATTGCTAGTAGAGCCCTGTATTCTAACCCTATCTAAATCAGCAAAGCCATGATCAGTCCCTGCTCCTGTAATTGTAGTAGTACTAAATGATATGTCAGTTCCAGTTGAATATCCCGTCGTGTCTTCTAGGGCTTCAGTTACAAAAGATTTAGTAAGGGTAGTTCCTTCAAATCTTAAACCAGATGCAATAGTCTCATCAGGATATACTAGTTGATCCCCAAAGAAAGAGTCGGGGATTCTAATCCTATAACCTGCTAATATATCAGTTCTAGCTGAATAAATATATTGATATAGGTGTATGTCCCTACCTACAATTTGATAAACGAATGTGTCATTTGTATCGAAACTCATATCAAGGTGAATTATCCTCCGTGACAGTTGGTTCGGAAATTAGTCTTCTAATCTTTTTCCACCTATCATCATTTGTATCTTTTATAGAAATTGATCTTAGCTTTATTAAATCTAAAGGAAGAGCATATTCCCTAACCCCATCAACAACGTCAACTTTCCATGTAGCTAAACTATCATGTCCTTGAGATTGTATTAAATGTATTGCATCTTTAATCCAAGCAATAGCAAGGTTGGTTTCCTTTATCTTAGCCCGTTCCATTATTTCTTGAATAGTCATTAATCTACAACCAAGTATTCTACGGCCAAATGACCAGCACTTGCATTATTGCTTCCATCTGTGTCTACTGTCCTGACATGGATACCCGTACAGGCTATTCCAGCATTATCATCTTTTAAAACTATTGCTTCCCCAGCGTCTAAAAGAGAAATAAGAGTTGTGCCGCTCATTACTTTTAAAGACTTAGCTAATGAAGAGCCTAGAGCAGTAGCTGTATCAAATGTATATCCAGTATTTTTTATAAAAACAAAAGTCGCAGTAGCTTCAGCACTAATGTCAGTTGTATCCGCTGAATCTATTGCTTCCATATAATTAACAGTCGCATTTAAATAACCTTGGTTGGCCGCACTCCCAGCATAACTAGCGCAAGTAGCTGTTCCACTTCCTCCTAGTGATTTATTTACTTCACTCGCAATTACATACATAGTCCCAGAATTTTCATTTGTTAATTCTTCTTGAGGAGTACAACTTACTGCAAATGTTACTTTATCTGCCATAATTTATCCTTGCTGTTGAGCAGCAACTTGCGCTGCCATTGTTTGTTGAATCATTTTAGAATTATTTTGTATATATGCTTGAATCTCTGCTTTACACCAACTATAATATCTATCAGCTTCTCTTTCATATCTTTGAACATTTTGAGCTTTTATAGCTTGCTCTTGTGTTTCTTCAGCTATTTCCCCTTGATATTTTTGCAATTCAGAACCATACAAAGCTAATTCAGATTGATATTCTTGGGAATTTTTATTAAAAGAGTTTACATAGTTTTGAACTTCTATACTTATTTTATTTTGATACTCACTTAATTCAGATTGGTATTTTTGTAAATCTTGAGCATCTTTAGCAGAATCAAGTTGAGCATTTTGGACTGACTCATTTACTTTAGTTGAATAAATTGCACTTTCTTTATTGAAATTAGATTGAGATTCATTCAATTTAGCTGTGTATTCTGCTATTTGAGATTGTATTGCCGCTACCCTTGAATTTAACATCTCTGAATCTTCCTCAGTTGTAATCCAATTCTCTACATCACTCCAATCGGGAGATTGCATAACGGGAGGAACATAAGTGGGAGCAACCCAAGCAGTATTATCTAATGTTACTACATCTATAGAAGGTGCTATTGGGGCAGAAACATTTATTGTTAAATCACTGCCAAAGCTAGGAGATGAAGGTGGCGAAGGAATTACTAATGAATCCCAACTTGCCAAATTATCACTAGCCAATTTTGTAAATTCTTTTGAAGCAGTATAATTAATTACTGCATTTCTTAAATCACTATCGTCATCTATTTTAGCATAGTCTACGAAATTAACATGGGCTGTAACGCTATCTGTGGGATTAGGCTTAACCCTTACCTCATTTCCAGCGGTTACAAAATATTTAGGAAAAAATACAGTAGGTTCTTTTAAACTACCACTATCTGCCTCTAAAAAAGCTCTTTCTGATGATGGTACTTCTATCGCCTCATACGATCCCCTTCTTACTGATAATATATTATCAGTTCCATAAGGTAAAGTAATTGTATTAGGACTAGAGTCTCCACCATGACCCCCCACTGAAGTTTCAGTACCTGCCCACTTTAATAAAGTCTTAGGAATACTCGAGACTACAAATCTTTGGGCATCTTCAACGCTATTTGCTGTTGGAGTTTGATTTGTTATTGATAAAACACTTGCTTGTATATCCGTAATTGCCATTTTTTATTCTCTTTGAACATATAGGGGAGCCGAAACTCCCCCATATATTGTTATATCCTTATATTGCGGTATTAATCACAAACTTCAGATTATGACGTTGCTGCGAATCTCATTGCTGCTGTTCCAACAGTAAGAGCTGTCCCATTACCAATATTACGACTTACTCCTGATGCAGTCCAAGCAGTTCCATTGAAGACAAAAGCAACATAAGAACCCGCTCCACCAGCACCATTAGTTAAACCAGCCATGATAACAGAATTATCACCCGCAACACTAATGTCTACAGCCTCTGTACTAGCAGTTGCAGTTACATTAATACCCTTAAGATGACATCCTACCGCAAAATCCCCACTAGCTGCTGAACCAATAGTGATTAATTCACCATTAGCTAAACCAGCAGTATCTCTGACAACAATCCAATCACCAGCAGTTGAATTTGCAACTGTTGGAAGTAGAAATGTTTCAGCACTAGTAGTATCTTCTGCGTAGTAAGTATTCTTTACAAGTAAAGAAGTACTAGCAGGCATCGTTGTTACTGGCCCAAGAACTGGTATATAAGCACCACCAGATACTGACAATGAAGCTAACTGCATTGCCTTAGCATCAGTAATCTCTGAATTTGGATTTCCCGCTACCCAGTATTTACCCATCTGTTACCTCCCTATGAAGTTGCAGGAGCTACAGAAGATAATACCATAATGGTTACTTTTATCTTTACTGAACTAGCATAAGAGTTAACGTCTATTGAAAGATGAAGGTCTTCTGGCGTTCCAATGTCAACAAAGTCATTTGCTTTTAAAGCATAAACTCCATCTCCACTTAGTCCATAACCAGCTCCGAAATCACTTGCTCCAGCAGTGAGTCCTAGGTCAAAGTCTAGAGAACCAGCAGCGGCTCCTATGCCTTCGACTCGGACAAATCCGCCCCAGATAGATGTATCAATTCCAAAAGGAATTAATATACCTGATGCGACAGACGTACCACCTAAGAAAGAATGAACGGCTTTTGAGGAAATTAATCCTTGCCCTTCAACTTTACCTATTTGGTCACTTCTGAATAGATCAACGACATCTCTAAGAGCTTCGTCTTGTTCATTATTACCATATACTAAATTAGCCATAATCTACCTCCTTAACTTGCAGTCCAGATAGCATGGGCTTCGGGCATATTAATTTCCAAGCCTGCTTCTGTCTGAATTAAGTCAACCCTACGGTCAACACCACTGTTTTCAAGGGTTTGTACCCCAACGTAAATAGCAGTATCACGATTTAAACCGTTTCCTACTAAAGGTCTATATGAAACGTGCTTCATATTAATACCTAAGATATTTACATTAGTTTGGTCTAAGTGAATGTTGCGAACTACATTCATATCTCCGTAAGGAGTAGAAATAGCAGTTACATCAACACCAAACACCTTCTTTTTTCCAACCATCGCCATTTCAGCTCTATAGTTAGCAGATGTTTCGACATTATTTGCGAAATATCCTGTTAACTTGTGTAGCCAATTATAAGTAGCAGTATTGCAAAAGAAAACTGTTGCATTTGCACTATTATAACGAGGGTCTAGAAACGCACTCATGTCATCAAGAAAATCATCTTGAGTCTTTGAAGCCAATGCTGCAGTAAACTTATTTCCATATGTAGAAATAAAGCTTAAAACACCATCTGTGTACCATGCGTCATCTGAAGTACTAGCCGCAGAATTAAAAAGTAGTGATTGTTCGATGTCATACTTATGCTCGATCAACTTCTCTTTCCAAGTCCTTGCCCATTCGCTAGAATCATACTTGAGCATAGTTGCTCTAGAAGTATTATCCATAGCCATTGCCGTTTTCCAAATCTGAGTATTACCATACCCTGTGGAAAAAGGTTGGTCTTTCCAACTACTTGGAAAACCACTACCTTGAGAAAACGCACTACCAACAACAAATGAACGCAAAGAAGATAAAGTCTCTTGACTTACATTATCTCTAGCAGAATCATCAGAGTGTTTATATGCTTGCTCTAGATCAGTTGGAGTCTTAACCATAGAACCAGTCAATAGGACACTATTAGATAAAGCTCCATTTGCGACAGCAGACACTTTAAACAAAGCGTAATCAGTATAGGCCGCGCCTTCAGTACCTGAAGTAGGGATTTTTACAATTTGACCAGCCATGAAAAATCCAGGTCTAGTGCCACTTGCTCCAATGCCTACAGATGTTTGGCCATATATAGTTCCCTTATTACCAGCGGATTTATAATCACCAATCATGTATAGTTTTGTTGTGTTTGCTGTTAAGGCGCCACCAGCTGACGGAGTACTTGAACTGTCGTCAGCTCCGTAACAATATGCATAGCGCTTGTGAAATGATGGTCTTCGTTCAGTGTATTTGAACTGAGGATCATCGGTTGGTTTTTTGGAAATCTTAGATACCATTCGGAAGAAAGGATCCTGTGCTATTGCTAACTCAGATACTCTACTCCCAAAATTATACTTTCGCCTAAGATCACCAGTGGATAGACTACTATTATCATCAGCGACTCCTAAATCGCCTAATTGAAATAAGTCATCAGCCATTGTGTTACCTCTTTATTTTGGAGTTAAAGCATCTGGCTAATAGTCTAACAAAAGTTCAGCTATTAACCAAATGCGGAATCAAGTTGCTTGTCAATTCCCAAAATGGCATCAAATAGTTGATCGTCTGAATCTACTTCAGTGGATGCTGACCCTGTAGTCGCTAAAGATTGAGGTTTCATTTGAGCTTTCCTTGTATGATTAGCTGCTTTTTCTGAAACGCCAACATTTCTTGCTTCCATAGGTTCACCAGATTCTCTTTGCTTTAGATATAAAATATCATCTAAAGATAGAGACCTTGCATCTGCATAATTTTTAAACTCATCCCATTGATTATCATCCATGTCGTGTTTTTGCTTAAAAGAATTTATTTCAGAATTAACTTTCATTTCTTCTCTTTGCTTCCCCAACTCATTAGAGAGTTTTCGTTGCACTACATTATCAATTGTTGAATTTAAAACTTTTGCCGAATCACTATTTGGCTCACTAACTGCTTCATCTGCGTCAAATATAAAATCTTCAGGCAAATCAAGTTTACTAGTGACATTTTGAGGAGTTTGACCACCACTCTCGAAATAATCTCTCACATGATTGATTAATCCAGAGTCTTTTCGCATTTCGTCAAGAATAGGTAAATATGGTTCTAGTTCTTTTAAACGAGTGTTAAGTCGTTGTCCTTCTTTGCTAGAATCAGCATACCTTTTTTTAAGAGTCTCGACATTCTCTTGCTGAACTTCACTCACAGTTTCCTTGTTATTGGATAATTGTTGTGAAGAATCATCACTTTCAAGAATACCTCCATTAACTTCATTTTCTAAACCAGCAAAAAAGTCGTTAGAGTCTAATTCTTCATTTGAAAGAGGGGCTTCATTTGAAGCGTTGCCTTGTTCATTTGTCATTAGTTGCTTCCTTGTTTATTATTTAATATACTATGAAATTTTCTTTTGTTCTAATTCTTTTTCTGTCTTTCTTCTTAAGTCATCTTCAAGTATTTTTCTGTAATATTTTTGTTGAGCTTGTGTTTCAAGAACTTCTTTATTAACAGTTTTAGAACCAGTATCAATGCCATGTCTGATGCCCGCTTGGATTAATTGGCGTTTTAATGTTTCATTTTCACCTTCTTTATCTTGCATCTGCTCTTTCATTCCTTCCATTTGCTGTTGCAATTGAACATACAATGACTTTCTTTCAAGGATTTGTTCTTTTCCTCTTACATCAGTTTCTGCTAACATAGCAACATCATCAATAAGCCCCGCTTGAAACCATCTAAAATATTCTTCAAGTAAAGCCCACCTATTTAATGGCATTACAGCTCCTGCTATTATTCTTATATCAAATCTAGAAGAAGCATAGTCATTCCAAAGTTGGACTTGCTCCCCATAATCATTGTATATAGGGATATTAATTCTTGTTTCTGACTCATCATAATCTCCTGATGTATTTGGCTGAACAATTCTAAAAACTTTATCTATTTGATAATGAGCTTGTGCATGTTGTTTAAATATTTCACCAGTATGCTCTAGAGCAGGCTCTAAAACACTATTCATCCAAGCCTTTATTCTTCTAGTCCCAAATTCATCATTAGCTAATAGCCCCCGATATGTTTCAGCTTGATCTTGTGCAAATCCCATCATAGAACTTGGAATACCTGCAATATACTCCATATCCTGTTTGCCTTCTTGAGTTACAGTAAAGAAAGCATTGTTTATTGGGGCAGGCAACACAGGTTGGGGAGGAGCAAACCCCTGTCGATATTTTAATAATGCTCCCGGTGATGATGAATACTGTTCCCATTCTTCCTCTGGAACACTTCCTTCTTCATAAAGCCATCTTAAATTAGAAGCTAAATTTGCATTATGAAGCATGACTTGATGAGCTTTATTAACTTCTTGTTGTTTCCCTATCATAGGAATGACTGCTGACATGGGATAAGGAGTGCCAGTATACAAATATGGAACTGGGATTATTGGAAAATCAGTAATTGGCAATATATATTCATATAGAGTAACATCACTTCCCAAGCAACAAGAAACTTTAATTCTTCTTTCATGAAAAAGACTAGCATCTAGTATTGTATCCGCAACTTGTTTATTTTCAATTAATATTTTGTATTCTTCTTTGCTTACAATTTTAGATTCAGTTCTATTCAATTCTTCTTGAGTAGCATAATCAATTTCTGACTTTTTTCTTTTAATCCCATAATCCAATGCTTTTTCAGCTTTTTGTATTTCAAGAAAAGCTCTATCTTCAATAATTTCTCCAGCTTGTAATTGTTTTTCTATATTAAGAATAGCTTCTTTTGTAGCTACAGTAGATTCTTCTATGTAATCTTTAATTCTTTGTTCAGATACCATTTTTACATTTTCTAAATCTTCAGGAGTTGGATGTATTTGAATAGTTAAATTATAAAAAGGGACTCTAACCTTTTCATAGCATTCATAATAATCAAGTATATCATCTTTCTCTCCTGACTCACTCACAGAAGTAATTATATCTTCAGCTATAATAGCATCTGAATCATTCCTATCTGATTGAGAATAAGTCTCATAAATGCCCTGCTCACTCGCAGATTTAATTTTCCTTTTATGCTCAGGAAACATTTGATTTAATTGACTTCTTGTCAATCTCTTTTTTACAATAATAAAAGAAGCATCTCTAAATAAAAAATCTCTAGACATTGGGTCAGGGAATACATCATAAGGGTCAATTCTTTTAAAAATAACATCACCCTTCCCATTATCTAAGTTCATATCTACATCTATAAAAAAGTAACCAATACCTTTAGCAAGAGCATC